AGCCAAGCATCAAGCCAAGACCAAGCAGAGGATAGGCAACCGCGTCACGTTGCCGGGCGATGATGATTATATAGGCGTAGCTACTGCATTGAAAGGGATATAGCATGGATAATGAACAACAGGCAAGGTATCACGCGCAGGTGTACCCTGAGTATGAGGTCCTGCACACTGCGGACCTGGTCACGGTTCAGCATAGACTAGGCAATGGTGCGGTCATGCTGGTCAGCTACAAGACGGACGGAGACTGGCTTGCCACACTGCTCAAGTCAGTACTAGCATATGACCGTAAGTATGTACAGGCCCAGCAAGCCCGCCCACGGGCCGTACAATCGCATAACGCGGGACAGGGGCACGATGGGCAGGGTCAAGCGTGATAATGGCTAAGATCGAGAGAAAAGGACAAGGGGGGGGTGGGGGTCGGACATGGGGGGTCCGAGTCAGTGAGTGATACTTACCTGTGTCTAAATTTTCTCACCCACGCCAATTGTGGACACGCCCATGCTTTAAATAAATAAATAGAATACCCTTGACATATCCTTGTCTTCGTGGTATAAGCTTAACTGATGAATGCTTTTTTCTAGTAATGAACATAAATGACATTTAACGAAAGGAATTACGATGGAACGATACATTGGTACTAAGATTATTGAGGCAGAGGTCCACTCTCTTCCTGCTTGCAAGATAGGGGATGATTATTTAAAAGCAAAGCCTGGTTACACGGTCCGTTACCCGAATGCAGACGGCGTGTTAGAGGACGATGCTCGTGAGTCATGGAGTCCAAGGTCTGTCTTCGAGGTGGCATATCGCAGGTGTGATGCCATGACGTTTGGTCTGGCTCTTGACGCTATGAAGCTGGGCAAGAAGGTTTGTCGTGCGGGCTGGAATGGCAATTCTGATGCCGTACGCGCATTGGGAAGGTATGAGTACGTAGATGACATGCCTGCTGGGGAATTTATCGCAATCGACACCACCGGCTTACAGACTGACAACCCAGATGCACCTAAAAGTGTTGTTCCCTGGCTTCCATCTAAGAATGACATGCTTGCTGAGGACTGGCAGATACTTTAATTTTTCACATACACGAAAGGAATAGAACATGAGTACAGATAATAGTCGTTACGACACCCTAGGTATTAAGCGTGCTGCCTCGCTTGCTCTTGTCTCTTCTGAGCTAGGCAAGATTGACGGCATGAAGCTTGTGTCGGTTATACGGGATGGAAATAGTAAGTATTGGTATCTTGAAAGGAACTAGTATGAATACATTAGAGACATTGAATACGGTTAGAAAATTAGTTCATGACGTTGAGTCTGATTTAGCGGACGCTAAGTCCATGATTGACGATTTACGACATCAAGAGGAAGAGATGGTTGATAAGCACAAACCAGATGGCCTGACATTTATTAAGGCAATAGATGGGAGACGTAACAGCAATTTCGGTATGAGGCGAGAAGGCTGTGAGTGGTCTTTGCATTATCATTATGGACAGATAGAAATGTATTCTAATGGCGAATGGCACCAACATTATACAGTAAACAGCAAAGACATGAACGCGACAGACTGGCATATCGTATGAGCACTGACGGCGATTGCGAGACATTTTATTTTGATATGGGAATAAATGGACATACTTGACAGCACATCTCCCTTGTATTGGGCGGATAGAAACAAGCTCATGCTAACGGATGGGGTCTACTTCAAGTTGAAGAACCTCCCCTACCTCAAGGGCTTGCTTGACAGGAACAAGAAGGTAACTAATGTCATCAAGGGTACGCAGATATGTGCTACCACTGCATTTTTTCTTGACTCTGTACATGCTTGTTTGTTTAGAAGGTATGATAAGAACATAATCTATATGATGCCTACTGTTAAGCAGGTTGAGAGTTTGTGTAAGATTTCGTTTGATCCCATTATAAACTTTAATCCTGTGCTCAGGAAGGCTTGCTCTGTCAATAATAGTTCCATAAAGACGATAAACGGCAGGTCTATTGTGTTTGTCGGCGCTCAGCCCCAGAAGGTTGGTGGGTCGAATGTAAAGGATAGTGTTCAGGCTCGAACTACTCCCGCAGATTGCATACGCAGGGATGAGTACGACCTTATGGATGTTGATATTGCTAACCAGATGAAGCAGAGGCTTAACGCTTCCATGTTCAGGCATGAGGACAACTTTGGCAGTCCTACTTATCCGGGGTATGGGATTGACGCGAAGTACCATGACTCCGACCAGGGCAAGTGGCAGATAAAATGTAGTCATTGTGGGAAGTATACTTGCCTGGTAGAGTCATTTCCCGACAGTATCATAAAGATAAACGGTGTGTGGATACGTGCTTGCGTGCATTGCCACAAGGAGATTTACGTAGTAGACGGAGACTGGGAGTGTGATTTTCCAGATAGACGCGAAGCTGGACGGTGGGTTGACGGGTTGATCTCGCCATTCGCCGATCTTGAAGAATACTCGTACAGATACAGACATACAGAGAACAATGAGCGGCTTGAGTTTGAGAGGTCAATCCTTGGACGTGCGGTTGCTGACACAACTTCTCAGCTTACGGAAGAGGATGTGCATAGAAGATGTAGTGGGGATGGTATTCTTTACACGTCTCAAAACGATATGGTCATGGGTGTTGATATTGGCAAGGTCATCCATGTGGTTGTCGGATTCAAGACTGGCAAGGACACATACGAGATCGTCCACATGTCAAGGCACAAGGAGATTGCCACAGTGCACGACCTTGCACAAAAGATGAATGTGCGGTGTGCTGTGATAGATTCTGGACCACATGACCACGGAGTGCGTGAGTTCCAGAAACAAGAGCCATACGCTGTCTACTTATGTCAGTATTCCGAGCAGATGCCAGGCGAGCCGAAGTATGACCCAAAGACAATGTTTATAAAATGCAACAGGAACGAGATGTGCGGGCGCGTACATGCTGCTATCAGCCAGGACAAGATAGTGATTCCACGCAGATGTGATGAAGTAAACCGCTACGCATACCAGATGACACGTACTGCAAAGACAATGATAGAGAATCCGGACACAGGCGTGCCGAAGCCGAAATGGATTAAGCTGGCTGGCGGAGAAGATCACTACTTCCATTCGACATTATATTTCCTTTTGGCTACGAAACGCATAGCCGCACGCAGAAAAGGGGACGGAATAAGAGTTTTGCAGACAAAACAAGTGAATAATTATAGAATATGATTGACAAAATAGCAAGATCGTGTTATAATACAAATTCAGAAAATTAACGTCCGTGAAGTCGGACAATAACGAACGCCCGTAAGGGTATTTTAGGAGAATTACAATGGCGACATACGCAGCAAAACTAGACAGGGTATCAAGTACAAACTTAGTTGACAATATAGTGAGGTCTGGTTTGACGACCGCTGACATTGCCGTTGGTATTGTTGGTACTACATTTTACGTTGATTCAACAAACGGTGCCGCTGGTGCGGATGGCCTTGGATGGGACAGGGCACTTGCCACTGTTGACCAGGCAGTCGCCAAATGCACAGCTAATTCTGGAGATGTTATCTTAATGGCTCCTTGGCACGCAGAGACAGAGGCTGGCGAAGACACGTCTATCTGGACAATGAGCAAGGCTGGTGTTTCGCTTGTTGGTGTAAAGCAAGGAAGACAGATGCCTACGTTTACATTTACTGACGATGGCGCGGTTGCTTCTGTTACAGGTGCTAATTGCGTTATTCAGAACTGTAAGTTTGTTAGTGGTGTTATTGATCTTGCATCGGCATTGACATTAGGTGCGCTTGCTGATGGAACAACGGTTGATGGTTGCCACTTCTTTGACGGGTCTGCTGTCCTTGAGATGGTCCTTTCCATAACAATAACGGCCGCATGTGCTGACGTTACGGTTTCCAATTGTTTATTCAGGACAACTCCTGCTGGATCAGGTACATTGGCTGGTATTTTCGCTGCTGGTGCTGCTGACAGACTTTGGATAGCGAATAATGTATTTTCTGGAGACTGGAACACGCAGGGACCAATCGATCTATCGACTGCTGCTAGTCTTGATATATTCATCGCCGATAATACGATATACAACCTTGATGCCGCAACGGGATATGGTGTTGACTGCCATGCATCAACAACCGGGTCAATAGTTCGAAACTTGATATTTGCAGGCAAGAATACTCAGGCCGCAGTAGTTGCTGCTGGATGTTTGGTGTGTGAGAACTACCAGACTACGGTTGAGGCAGAGAGCGGAAACCTTGTTCCTGCTACTGGTGACTGGGCTGCGTAATAAGACGGACGGAGCGGCTTAATACCGCTCCTTATCTTTAAGGTTTGAAATATGAGTTCTTTATGGAAGCCCCCAAGTAAGGCTAAAACTCCACCTTTACCGGAACAGGTCGAGCATATCGTTGATAGCGAAAAGGACATGGAAGATGTGCGCAAAAGGACTGCAAGGTCTATGATGAGCAAGGGCAGGTCTTCTACGATACTTAGCGGGATTCAGACGCAACTCAAGAAACGCATGGGAGAATAATGGATATTGTTCAACAAACCCTTGACGGGTATCAAGAGGCGAAATCTAATAGAAGCGGCAATGATGGGCTATACGAGACTATAGGCCGTTACGTATGGCCCACGTCGCAAGACTTCTCCTCCGTTGACGGCAACAGTAGTGGACAGACACGCACAGAGGGAACTTACGACTCTACAGCTAAAGAAGCGTCCCACCGCATGTCGTCTGGTATATACTCATTCCTCATGCCTTCTGGCATAAAGTGGTTCGAGTTTACCAGTAAAGATAAGGATGACCAGATTGCCCTATGGCTCTCGCACGCAACCAGCACGACACAATCAGAACTGAATAGGTCAAACTTCGCAAGAGAGATGCTTGCTACGATACGTTCGATGATTGTCTTTGGCACTGGAGTTCTAAGCGTTGAGCGAGTGAAGGGTGACTTGATTTTCAGGTCTTACCACCTTGGAAACATCTTCATTGAAGAGAACTACATGGGCGTGGTTGATACCGTCTACAGGCGTATCCGTTACACGCTAAGACAGGCTGTTCAGGCTTATGGGCTTGAGAATCTATCAGAGGCATCACAGAAGAACTATAAGGCTGGCAAGCTAAACGACAAGGTTGAGTTTGTACATGCTGTATTCCCACGCACCGATTACGACAAGACAAAGATTGACGACAAGGGAAAGAAGTTTGTATCTCAGCATATTGAGGTAGCAGAGAAGAAGCTTGTCAAGGGTGGCGGATTTAGTTCTAATCCGTACAAGATTGGCAGATATTCAAAGCCGCCAGAAGAGCTTTATGGGTCTGGTGTCGGCAGGGAGATGCTTGAAGAGATCAAGATGCTTTCTGCAATGCGAAGAACATTCATAGAGTCAGCAGAAAAAGAAGCTGCTCCGCCTATGTTCGTTGAGAGTGACAGCACGACAGGCCAGATTGTTACAGAACCAAATTCAATCATATACCTACAACCCGGTGCTATGCCGCCTACACCTTGGAAGACTGGCGTAAGTTCTCAGCTTACTGGTATGGTCGTGTCTGACCAGCAGACGACCGTGAGGCGCGGATTTAGTTCCGACCTTTTCCAGTCACTTGCAGACCACCAGAACATGACAGCTACAGAAGTTGTTGGTAGGCAAGACGAGACAATGAATGTTATTGCTCCTGATATTGCCGTCCTGCAGAAAGACTTGCTTGACCCATTGATGATGAGGTCGATGGAACTTGTCAGGGAAATGAAGAAGATTGACGACCTCCCGACCGATAAGATAGATATTGAGCTTGTGTACCACGGAAGGCTTGCTCTTGCTATGAGTAATATGCAGACGCAGGCAACCGAGATAACGCTTGCGAAGTGGGCGCCATACAACGAGCTTGCACCGATACTTGACAATATAGACCTTGACCAGGCATTCAGGAAGTCGGCGGTTAATACAGGCGTACCAGCAGAGTTCTTGCGGACTATGGAACAGGTACAGGCTATAAGGCAAAAAAGACAGGAAGCGGCAGAGGAGGAGCGGCAGGCGGCGATTGCCGAGACTGCATCGAAAGCTTTTAAAAATGTTAGTGGCGAAGTAAGCCCAAACAGTCTGGCGGCGAACCTTGGATAATAGAAAACAAGTAGAAGAACAAAACGAAAGAAACGCCAAACTTGTCAAAGAGAAAGACGCGGTGTTCCGCAGACTGTTTGCAAGCGACGATGGCCAGAAGGTGCTTAATAACCTAAAGGCGTATTGCGGGCAGGAAAGAACATCGGTACCAAAAGATTACAACCCTCACCAGATATTCTGTGCAGAGGGCATGAGAAGTGTTTATTTATACATATTAGCAAAAACTAGAAAGGAAAAGAATGAGTGACGAAATGCCGGAAGGCTTGGCTGAATTGGCCGAGAAAAAAGGATTCACAGAAGTAGGACAGTTTGCGAAATCGTACACAGACATGGAGTCGAAGTATTCGCAGATTATAAACTCAACACCAAAAGCACCAGAAAGTATGGATGCTTATAAGGTTGAGGGCATTGAAGGCATTGACCAAACAAGGGTTGATGCGTTCAAGCAGATTGCGTTTGACAATAAGATTCAGCCAGACGTGTTTAATGGCATTGTGAAGTGGCAGGTAGAGAATGAGACTGCTGCTATGAAGAAGATGCAGGAAGAAGTAGAGGCACAAACAACTGAGGCCGAAGCTGGATTCCTGAAAACACTTGGCGACAACCCAGATAAGGTATTTGAAGATGCTCTCGCCCTAGCCGACAAGATTGGCATTGGCGAGATGCTCAAAGAAAAGGGTATGGAAAAAGACCCAATAGCTATAAACATATTACAGGCAGTACAAAAGATGACAAGCGAGGACACGATTCCGGTAAAGAAGGGCAGTTCCAGCCAGTCCCCAGATGAGAAAATCGCCGAGTTGATGAACACTGATGCTATGAAGAATAAGATGCACCCTGACCATGCAAAAGTACATCGGCAATTTCTTGATATGTGTAGTGAGAAAGCAAGTAAAGCGTAAGCCCTTGCAGATAATGGTATTCCATCCGTAGCGGTCGTAAACCGTAGCTGTGGCCCATTTGTGGTAAACCTAAGCAAATAAAATTAATTTATTAACTTAGGAGTCTTAAAATGACACAACAGTACGGAAACGTAAACGACACTGCTGGCTACACAGAAGCCTTTTACCAGGCATATAAAGCTGGCTACGAAGCGGTACTTCAAGAATCTCTTGATGTATACGCTGGAGCAACAAGGGTTGATGCACTTGAAGGAGAGCGTAAAGCATACGACTTCCTTGGCACAATCGAACTATCACCTAAAACAGACAGGTTTGGCGACCTCCCCGTTGAGGAAATCGACCACAACCGTAGATGGATTGAACCGTCTTGGTTCCAGAAAGCAGTATTTGTCGATGACCTTGACAAAGTTGCATTGCATACCGACCCCAAGGGCGACTACATTACCGCTCTCGCAAAGGCAGCAATCAGGAAAAAGAACGATGTTGTCTATGCAGCTTTCGACGCAAAAGTTCAGGGCGGCAAGGACTATGTTGATGGAACAAGCGACTACTACTCGTTCAACGACACGGCGATTGGCTCGATTGCGTCTGAGGGTGGAAGGACAATCCCGCATGATGCAACAAGCGGATTTGCTGCTGGCGGAACAAGTGGCGGCTTGACGATAGACAAGCTCATTCTTGCAAGAGAAGCATTGACAACCCTGCATAATAACCCAAACCAGATATTCAACCTTGCGTTGAGTCCACGCCAGTTGTCAGACCTTCATAACGAAGCAGTGACACAGAGCTTGGATACATCTCCGTTCAGAATGCTTGCTGACGGCATTATCCGTCCATTCCACGGGTTCAAGTTCATCGTTGACTATAACATCACCAAGGGTTCAAGTAACGACATTGATGCAGATACTGACATCTATCCTTGTTGGGCGTTCACTGATGATGCTATACTGTTTGCTCAGCACGCATCACCAATGATTAAGGTTGACTGGATACCAAGAAAACAGGTGTGGCAGATCTCGGCTAGAATTGGGTTCGGGGCAATCCGCATGGACGAAGATCGCGTACTTAAAATTGAATGCGCGACTGTATAATTTAACTTTAACATAAAGGAGTAATATAATGGCTAATACTGGAAATGGTGTAAACTTTACGCTTAAAGATACACCAAAAATTGGAACTATCCCAAAATCAAAAACTGCTGGTGCGGTAGTTTACTGTTCGTATGATATTTATTATGCGACGGCGGCAGACGCGGCTGGGTCTACGTATGGCGTTGGAAAGCTACCAAAGGGTGCTGTGGTTCTTCATTCAATCGTGTGGCCAATTGATACAGCTACGCATGGCGCACAGGACGCTATGGCCGCAGCAGTGACCGGCACGCTTGGCATATCTGGAGACACAGATTTGTTTGGTGACATCGCAGATGTTAATGCGTCTGCCTTGCCGACGATAGTCACTCCAAAACCAGATGGATCAACATACACTAGCTTGCTTGATTCTGCACTTGAGTCTGACGTTGATGTTATTCTAACAACGGCGGCTCAGTCAATGGCAAGCACAGAAGGTTTTGCAGTTCAGATTTACTACACAATGGCATAAACAACAGGGGGCGGGTAACTCCGTCCCCATATTTTAAAGGTGCGATATGGCTCTCACTGACGTGGAAGAACTTTATAATGTTGCATTGGATTATGTGGGCGACCACCCGATAACCGATGATTCCGTTTCAAGGGAGTCTAAGCAATACTTGAAGTGCGCAAGGCATTATCCAAAGGCTAGGGACGAGACAATATCAGCCCACCTCTGGAACGAGGCCACAGAACAAGTGATGGTACTAGAGGACACGACCGCTCCGCTGTTTGGGTTTGAGAAGCGGTTTGCAGTCCCTTCGGACTATCTACGCATACTAAGACCAGGCAGTTCCCTGTACGACTGGGAAGTGCAAGATGGGTATATTGTCACAGACCACAACGACGGACCTGCTACATGGGTTACTGACAAGGATTATGTTGCTGGTCAATATGTGACTGTATCCTCGGTTACGTATCTATGCGACACCTCACACACATCGGATGTATGGGATACAGACTTGGTTTCATATTGGACAACACAGACGGACGACCTTAGCACGATAAACCTAACCTACATAAAACAAATAACAGACGTAACAAAATTCTCACCACTACTCTACGACGCTATAGCCATGCTACTCGCTTCCAAGGTTGTTGTTTCCTTGACCGGAGACATATCAAAGAAGCAGGAGCTTGTCAACATGTATGAGAATCTTGGAATACGAAAAGCAAGAAGCAATGATGCGATGCAAGGAAAACCAACAAGTAAATTTAACAGTTCTTGGTTACGATCCAGGACGGGATATTAAGGAATAAATTATGAAGAAAAAAGTGGCATTATTTACAGCGTGCTGCGTCCTTCTCGTTATGGGCGCAAACCTAACAACGAAAATGACGGCATGGAAAAACACTGGCGCAACATCTACAATTCAGGCGGCACCAGCAACTTTCCTGTTAAATGCAATAACAAAAGACATTGACCTAATGTCCTCTGGTTATGGTGGTGGCGGAAGCCAAACTGCGGCAAATGCGTCTTGTTTTATGTTCAGGGCAACAGAGGCAGTTGATGATGCTGGTGGCACAGCTACGGTATATATCTATGGCGCAAATGATGGCGGCCCAATGGAGCTTATTACTATTTTATCACTTACTGTATCGGCAAGCGGAACGGACTATGGCGTAGCAAGCATAAAGTGGGTAGACACTATCACTGCTGTATCAACGCACTACTCTGATGTTGAGGTTATAGGCAGTGCTAGCAGTAGTATAGCATGTGTAGTGTTTGATAATGCTGGTATGAGATACTTAGATATAAGAGTGACGACTGCCACCGGAATTTCAGTAGAAACTTTCCATAGGACATACTAAAACGAAACAGCTTATAATTATATTGTTCCTTGTATAGATAATGGCTAAACAAATAAAAAACTCATTCAACGCTGGCGAAACGTCGGAGGATATGTCTGCAAGGGAAGACCTTGTTAAGTATCACTCTGGCTGCTCACAGGTTGTCAACGCAACACTCCTTCCACAGGGCGGGGCTGTAAAGCGGTCTGGCACGGAATACATTGCAACGGCAAAGCGGTTTCCACACTGGGTCACAGGCTCGATATACGCAGTGGGACAAGTGACCTACAATGTCGCTACAAGCGTTGGTACGCTCTATGTTTGCGATACCGCTCATACGGCTGGTGCGACATTCGCTGGAGACTCCGCAAACTGGACTGCTCTTTCTTCTGACGACACACTTACTGGCACAACATTTACGTGCCCTAAAATAAAACTATTTCCTTTCGAGTTCTCTGTCGCCGATACCCTTGTTCTTGAATTTGGTATGCGTTATATCAGATTCTACAAGGATGGCGACAGGGTTCTTTGTACTGCTATAGATGTCACATCATCAACCAAGGGAGCAAGTGGCGCTGAGGTTAGAGTTGTTGCTACAGACCATGGCCTTTCGTCTGGTGACACGGTAAGGTTCTATGACGTGTCTACAATGACAGAACTAAACTATAACGGAAACCACGCAACAGAATGGCCGGTTGAAGTCATAGACTCAAGCACCTTTGACCTAATAGGAACAGATAGTGATGATTTTGCCGCAACAGGTGCAAGCGGTACGCTTAAGCGTATATACGAGATAAATTCACCATATACCGCAGACGAGGTGTTCGAGATACATGCTACCGAATCTGCCGATGTTTACTATGTCGCACACGAAGATGTTTTCCCGCAAAAACTGTCACGGGATGGCGACACAGACTGGACAATAGAGAACATGGAATTTGGGTGCGGCCCATTTCTTATAGCAAACATAGACGACGACCTTACTCTAACATTTACCGAGACATCCTATGAGGGGTCACATTGTCCGGTAGATAACGGTTCAAGCGCAACTATAATGGAGGATGTTGCGGCTACATTTGTTGTAGACGGGCTTATAGGAGATGTAATATATAACACAATAGACGGCTCGTATGGCGTGATAACTGATAACTCAGCCACTACCGTTACCGTAGCAGACTTGCTTGGTGGCGAGGATGGCGAGTGGCAAGACGGTGACACTTATATCATACTAAGCGCAAGTGCAGATGGATACTACCACGGCGTAGGAGAGGTTGGTACACTTAAAGCAACTGGGCATACGCCATTTGTAAGTACGCATGTTGGTTCGATATGGCTTATGGAATTAGAGCGAATAGGTGATAACTTCGCAACCATAAGCGGATTATCAGTTGTGTCTGGAACAGTGTCTACTGAGGTTCCTGTCCTTGGTGACTTTGCTGTTAATGCAGCTGGATTCAATACGACAGCATATATAAATACCATAACCCTTCAAAGAAGAGAGAGTGAGGGGACATGGCAGAGCTATAGACAGTTTACACAGGCTACAAATTACTCGTCAACCGAGACAGAGAATGGTGTTTCGTATCGACTAAAGTACACAGGGGCTGCGACATTGGCTGGATTTAATGCCGTCTTGACAGCTCAGAACCAAACACAAAAAGGCAAATGTGGCATTACATCCGTAACAGATAGTAACACTGCTTCTGTCACAATATACAAGAAAATATTTAGAGATGTTGAAGAGTTGGATGTTACTGGATTAGATAGAACCGTAAATGAAATGGTCAAGGTTACATGTGCAGCACACGGCCTTTCGGACGGAGACAGGGTTGTTTTCACCGACATAACATCAGGTAATTATACATTTTTGAACTATAACGAAGACGACAATAATACATATATCGTATGTAACGGTGCGGCTGGAGAATTCTACCTATCAGGCACTGCGGGTGCAAATATAGCTGCCGCCACAACTCTCCTTGGCGACTGTTACCATCTTAAACGTACATCCACTACGTCCGATTGGGCAGAGGGTGCCTTCTCTAGCTACAGGGGATACCCACGAACTGTATCCTTCTATGAGGACAGATTGTGGTGGGCATCAACCACAAATAACCCACAAACAATATGGGGGTCAAAGAGTCAGGACTACGAAGACCATCTAGCCGGCACAATGGACAATGATGCCGTAATACACGAAATAAGAGATAATGACGTGTCTCAGATACAATGGATGTCACCACGTCAAGTATTAGTGTGTGGTACTTCTAATAAAGAATACACGATAAGCGCGTCAAACCCAGACAATCCGATAACACCTTCCGATGTCAAGATACGGCCAATCTCGTCTCATGGATCTGGAACACTACAGCCTGCTTTGCTAAACGAGTCCATATTCTTTGCCCAAAGACAGGGAAGGAAGATAAGGGCAATGCGAGCCGTACAGTCTGGCGGGGGATATGGAGACTATAATTCTTCTGATTCGACACTCATAGCATCGCACATGTTCGAGTCAAGCCCTGTCCACTTTGCAGTAGCAAGGATACCAGATTCGCTGTTATATGTAGTAAGGGAAGATGGACAGATAGCAATTCTATCCTATGAGCCAGTCGAAGAGGTTGGCGACACAGGTGCATGGTCTAGGTTCGTCACAGGGTCGTCCCTGCTTACGCCTATTGGATTTTATGAGAGTATGGCTATAGTTAGTGGTAGCACAGAAGATGACGTCTACACGTCCATTAAGCGGATTGTCAGTGATGGCAGTACTGGAACGTATACATACAGATATGTCGAGAAGGCTGGTGTTCGGTTAATCGATGAGATAGATGAGTCATTAAACCTTGATTGCGCAGTGAGAGAGGTTTCTGACTATACAGCACAAAATATAATTTTAGCAAGTGAAACGGCATGGTGTGGTTCTGGTGAGTGCGGAATATCATTATGCGGCGGAACAGTATAGGAGAATAATATGGCTGACTGGCCAGCAAACGGAGATACAGACTGGAACACAAAGATGCTTGCGTATCTTGCCATTGGTCACGATACGGACGGTACGCACAAGAAATCTCAAATGCTAACAGATATGGAGTGGAGTCCTACGACTGTGACTGGCGGTGCAACGGCAGCTTTTGATACTGACACTGCAAGCCATAGCCAGACTATCGTGTACCCAAACGGAATGATACAGCTTATCGGATATGTCAAAGACCCATCTGATTTCGTGCTTGATATTTCCGCTGCTGGATTCACTGCCATATATAAGACATCGGCAGAACCGCTTGACCTTGTTAGTGCTGCGGCAGCAAGATACATGTATGTCTACGCCGTATCCACAACCGCGATTACGTATGGAAGCGGAGTTGCGGCTGCAAACTATAGTGGATATTTCTATGAGGTGTGGGGCAGATAATGGCCGACCAAATTATATATCTTCCTAATCATGGGTATTCCGACAAAGACCCTCTGTACATATCATGGTTTAATGGTATATACTATGTGTCCGACAAGACCACAGACAGCTTTAAGATTGTAGGTACTGCTGCTGGATCAGACTATATCCCAACAAGAGAAGATTCGGTCACTGACGGGTATGTACGAAAGATAGACCAGACGGCCTCAACGTCAATCGATGGGCTTGAACACCTTGAGGGGCAGTCAGTGTACGTCACTTCTGGCGAGTTTGTCTACGGCCCATTCGTGGTATCTTCTGGTGCAATATCATTATCGGATAATATATACAATTATCAAGTTGGGCTTCCGTATTCCATGAAGATACGGACAAACAGGATGTCAGTACCGAACGCACTTGGTACACTACAAACGCGGATAAAGAGAATTATGGGCGTGGCTATCAGGTACTTAAGAATGTCTGGTGGCAAGGCTGGCCAAGAGTACGACGGAAGGGAATACTTGACAGACATGGAGGCAAGTTTCTCTACAAAGGCACAAGACACAGACGACCTTGCAAAGGGTGGGTACTCAAAAGAAGCGTATACAGTAATAAAATCTGACACACCACGTCCAGCAACAGTACTTGCCGCGATCATAGATTTCGAGGTGACTGATAAATGATAGCAAGGCCCTACGAAAAAGGCGATGAAGAAATGCTCGACCTTGTAGAAGAAGGTGATTTTGAGACATCTCTTACCGAGGACAGTATCGCCTATTCGTTCTGGGAAGATGACAAGATTAAGTCTTGTGCTGGCATGAAGTTCATAGACACGGATGCTGTTGTATTGTGGCTTTGCATGGATAAGAAAAAGCCAAAGCACATGTTTAAGTTTTTAAGGGAAATGAAATATGTAATGGAAGTTGCGATAGAAGAATTAGGATACCCAGACTTACACGCTTTGATAAAGTGTGGATTTGAGAATAGTGAGAGGCTTGCTGGAATATTCGGGTTCTTATCGAGTGGTAAAACAATGAAGCAGAACGGCAGAGAATACACAATGTATAGGTGGTTAAAATGACTGGATTAGAGACGGCAACTTATGCGATGATATCGGCAGGTGCGGCTGTAGCCGGTGCTGGAGTGGCTACGGCAGGCTCTATCCAACAGGGTAGGATTGCGTCTGCTAATGCACGTACTCAGTCTCGCATCAAGGCTAGGGACGCGGCAATGCAGGCACGCCAGGCGGATGAGGCTAAAGAGGCTGCGGCACTTAAAGATAGGCAGATTTCAAGACAACAGCAGATTGCGCGGGGCGAGGCCATCGCCGCCATCGGCAAGTCTGGGGCTGGTGGTCAATCACTGCTCATGTCGCTTGCAGATCAAGCAACACAGTTCCAGATTGAGAGATCACTTGCACTTAGGCAAGGTTCTTTGCAGGCATCTATGTTTGAATCACAATCTCAGTATAGTTTGTTTACTGGGAAGATGGCTCTTGAGGCTGGCAAGCAGGCACAAACAGCGTCATACCTTAGTGCGGCAGGTACAACTATCGGGGCTGTTGATAGCGTTTCAGGCTCGCTAAAGTCAACCGCTAAACCAAAATCCAAAACCAGCACTGCTTCGCTTAACACATATACATCGCCGGACTTTAGTTACCAGTCAACATGGAACGCTAAAAACAAACTAGGGAGGTACGGATGGCAGTAGTAAGAAGATATAGTGCTTCTGGTCAATCTGGAATAAGCCAGAACATAAACAGGCCAGTACCAATGCAGAGCGATGCTGTAGCAAGGGCAACGCAGAAGCTTGGCCAGACAATTAGTGGTGTTGGTCAGCAAATAGACCGTAAGGTAGAAGAGGCCAGAAAACAAGAGAAGGTCTTATTCCAAAAACATAGGGATATGCTTGACAAAACAGGGATGATGAAGGTCGATTTCTACATGGAGAATGAAGAGGAAACTCTCAAGAACCAAAAATCTGATGACGGCGATGTACGTAAGTGGCAGGACTTCGTTAATAACAGAGCAAAAACCCTAACAGCAAGAGTGAATAATCTTGATTTATCTGACGAGGCGAGGGAGATTGCTGATATAAAACTTGATGCTTGGCTAGAGAAGAACCTAATAACAACGCAGGGTGATGTCATAAGCAAGGACCAGGCCGAGCATGTTGCCATGTTGAAAGAAACATTTGCAGGTGCATCTAGGGTTGCTGGCGAAGAAATGGCTGGTGATAGTTATAGCGGAGAAGGTATGGAGCTAACCAGTAGAATGTACGGGTATGCGGTTGACCAAGTCCATGACTCGGACGAGTATACATCCCTTCCAGAGCGGCTACAGATGTTTGAAGAAGGAAGGAATAAGTTCAAATCTGGCGCTATGGATGCCGCCGCGTCAAACCCAGAAAAAGTAATAAGCAATATGAAGGCAGAGCAAAAGCTAAGGAAAACCGACAAGGGCAGGCTAAGCGATAAGTTGTTGACAGATAAGGACTTGCGGGATGTTATGAAATATGCAAGAACCAACATAATAGATATATCAGCTAAGGTTAAACTCGAAGCAAATAAGAAAATAGGCACAGCAAGTACCGAATTATTTGAACTTATAAATAAAGGAGAGGCCGACGCCACTGCTATAAACAACTACGAGATCGATGTTCCAGTAGAGTATGGCGACGAGATCGTGGCCATGAAAGAAAACATGCTTGGTGTTCTTAATAAGAGAAATACACGTATAGAGAAAGCGTCTTATGACCCGCCAATATTAAAGAGAATACAGGGAATGGTTGATACGGCAGATTCTCAAGTGGAATTTAATAATGTTAATTCTGCGATAGGAAAGGCTGAGTTTGATGGAAAGATAAATAGAGAACAATCAGAAGACCTTGTGGCGTCAATAAATAATAAGATTGCTCCAGTAGCAAAGGCAATTTCTAAGCCAATCTTTGAAGCCACTTCTGACAAGTTACTTGGAGAATACTCTCAGAAAATGGGCGAATACTTACAGCCATATATGATTTCTTCCGTTGGACTTCCAAAGCAAGAAAGGGATAGAATTCGCAAGGAAGCAATTGATACTTATGGGAAGCTCCAGCCAGCCAAGACATGGGCTTCTGGAATACTTTGGTTCGAGTTTGACAGAATGGGACGTGAGGTTACACCAGGAACCAACTTGGACGATCACACTGATAAGATGATGAGATTTGCGGCTATATGGATGAGTAAAGATGACGAGCAAATCGTAAAGGAATACAAGGAGTGGATTGAGAAATCTATAAAGGTGCATAATGATAACGCTGGAGATAGATAGTGGCAAAGGAAATGACAATAAGCGAAAGGATTTCTGCATCAAGGGAGCTGTCTCGTGGAACTACAGTTACTCGTACCGACGCGTATGACAACTTCAATGAGCTAAGTAGCCCACTTGTGCACCCACCGATGGAGGATTTTGACCCATCCGAGCATGTATTCAAGATGTCACAGGAAGAGGCTGATATTGCCACCATAAAAGGCAATGAGGGATTAAGAGATTTGTCAGCTAAGTTCTCAAAATCTTACGACCCTGAAATAAAATCTAATGAAAAGCGAAATAAGGGTTTATACGAAAGGGTTTTCGGGGTAAACCTAGACACTGTAGTTCCGGCAGATTACTATAGGCGACCAATAATGGAAAGGTTGTTATGGAGGGCAAAGGCTGGCGCACAGGATTTCGCTGAGAGGGCAGGTATTGGAGCGACAAAATCTGCCGAGCCATTTATTAAGTTCTTCACACCCAAACACTTAGAGAAAAACGTCACTGTAGACTTTAATGATGAGGGCAACACAGACCCATTATTTGTTAGGGAAAGAGAGAAAGTAAGGTTTAGGCAACTTAAGGAATTGTCCAGCGAAATGCCCTTGGATGGTAGCGAACAAAAGGAGTACGAATATTACAAAAAAAACTTGCCTTCCACAATGCAGAAAGCACCAGAATTTATTGGTGTTGCAGCAGAAAAACTGATCGAGTTCAAGATTGTCAGTGAGACGTTGGCCGCCGCCGGACTTACAGGAAAGCTCACGAAGATTGGCACAAATGTTGTCGGGAAATATCTTCCAAAAACAGCTGCAACGTCTACGCCTGTTATCGCTGCATATTCAGCGATTGTTAAGGCTATAGAACACACTCCAGCCGTAGCTGCTGAGATGTTTGTTTGGGGCACTGTTTCCAGCGAAGGCGACGCGAAAGAGCGTGCAGTTGGCGGGGCAGAAATGATGCCGTGGGCGGTAGTCCCACTAATAGTATCTCCTGCATTTGCAGCAGCATCAAAGACTGCCGCCGGTAAGGTTATAGGGAAAACAATGCAACGCGTATTTACTAAAATGACCAGTAAGAGATATGCCGCTAAGCAGATAGTTAAACAGAAAAAGGAGTTTGTAAATGAGGCCGTATCAACTTTTGACGACATGTATTACGCAGAGAATAAGGTGCTATCAACCCCAGATATGAAGGATGCAGTTAAGAAATTGGCAACCCAAGTAGCCGATAAAACCCAAGAGGTAGCTAAGATGAATGCAGACGACATGGCTGTTGCAATAATGGACATGACAGCTGACAATGCCGTCCTAAGGCATATCGGAACAGAGGGCGTATCAAGGGCAATGCTCCCAGAGGCAGCGGTCCAGAATTATGTCGATGATACCATATCAATGTTTAATGCTAGGTCGAAGTTCCAAGTTCGTGAGTTCCCGAATGGATACTCAATATTAAGATCTGACGGTACAGAAGTTGCAGGCGGACTAAAGAGGAAGCACCTTGCAGACGCAATGAATGATGCAGTTTATGGAGTTTCCAAGAAACCAAATGCAGTACCACTTCGTCAACCACATGTGAGGAAAACAATTACTATTAACGAAGATGTTGAGTTGAGAAACAGACTTAAGATGATGAAGCGTGTTGGCAACTCAGCTTTCAAAGAGGGAAAAAAGACAGGCATTGAGGTTTCGCAGGTTAAAATAAATGACCTAAGAGATAGGATTAACACTATTAAGGCTGGCCACACAGATGAGTTTACACGTGTGGCAGCAGCTAGAAAGGTCGTAAGGGATATAGTGCCACCTACTGAACAGGGTAGGTTTATAAAGAGGGTTACTGAGGCGCGAACAACTGGAAAACTTGGAGAAGTGATTAAAGATATAGAGGCGTTTGTAGAGGGGTTTGAGAGGAAAGTGGCCGCATTATCTCTTAGAGGGTCGCTGAAAGCATTAGTTAAGAAGTTTGGCAGTGACTTTAGGCGTGCACCTGACCATGTACAGCCTGTTCTAAAAAAACTGTATGCCGGGATTGATGTAACCAAAACATCTAATCCTGGAATAGTAGATGACTTGTCTGGATTACATGACGACATAACGACACTTGCTAAGAATACGGCTAATTACACAAGGGCTATGAATGCAGATACACTTAAATTTGGAAATGAAGAAATATCAAGTTCGTTACAGCTACCAGAAAGTATGTCATCGTGGCTTGACGATATAGCGGCAAGGCCAATGGGCGAATTGTCCGCTGCTGACGTTAAATATATAGACAAAGTTGTTAAAATGGTACAACACCAATCAGAAATATCAAATAAGATATGGGTTGGTGGCCAAGAAATTAAATTGACTAATTATCGCGACGGCCTTGAAACGATGGTTAGGGCCCGTAATTTCAAAATGCCAGCACGTAAGGGCAAGAAGGGAGTTAAGGATCTACTTGGAGTTGAGTCTGACCACCCGTCAACTTTGCTCGAAAGAATGTTTGGCATGAATTCTCCAATGAAAAAAATGCTCGACGATTTATATGAGTCAGAAACAAGAGCATCTAGTATTATGTTCCAGTCTTATGATTATGTTCATAAGTACTTGAAAGACAATGGGTTATCCACGAAAGATTTCCACCGCATAAGAACTGACAACATGAAGGTTATTTTAGGTGGAAAAGAAACGAAGATAACTAGAGATGAGGCTATCGGCATAATGTCTTTCTTCCGCGACACAGACAACTTCGAGCAATATCTGAAATCGACAGGAGCTGGGATAAGGGGCACAAGGCTCCCAAAGAAGCCAACTCTAGATGAAATTACAGATATTATATCTCAGTTGACAGATGACGATAAAATGTTAGCTGGCGCATACTTTCAGTTAAATAACGCGTTTTTGTCACCAATAGTTAATGATACATCCCTTAAAATTAATGGCGTTAAGTTATGGACAGACACAAATCATTTCTCGAGACATAGAATGCCAAAAACACCGAAGGCTTACGGAAACAAATTTTCCGTAAAGACAAATGAAACGAGAAGTATGTTTATGCCAAGGGAGGGCGGGACTGCCCCAATTGAATTCAGGCCGTTCACAAAAGAACTTATGGATTCTATTCAGGGCGCTTCGATGTACTCAGAAACTGCGATTCCTTTGCGTAGTATTAAGACGGTAATGACAGACCCAAAACTATATAAAAGATTGTCTGAGGCGCAATACACCAAAGAGGTTGATGCTTTTCTTACTATTATTTCAAGGGGAGAGGGGCTATACGCTGATAGCTCATCTGTTGACGTTATGGCCAAGGGGATTATAAACAGGTTCTCTAAGTCTATTTTGGGTGGCAGAATTTCTACTGTTGGCACGCAAATATCTTCTATCCCAGCTGCCAAGGCAGTTATACCAGCAAAGCATTTTAAAATAACGGATCATCTAAAGTGGGGCGGAACTAAAACATTAGAGGCAAAGAGTGCATTTTTCAAGCAAAGATGGATTGGGGCAAGGGTTAATGTTGCAGTTGGAGACGTTGGGGCCGGAAGCGCGATACAGAGATTCCTTGAAGGCACAACGCCAATATCAGAGAAGCCGTTGGCTGGACTTATTTGGGGCGACAAACGCGCCGCGAATCAAATATTCCAAGCAGCAAAAAGAGAAGGCGGAAGCATAGGCATGGTTGGCGACTCACTAGAACAGTTCGCTATAAAGAGAACTGAGGAGGCGTTTAGGCAAACACAGCCGGTCTGGAACATATGGAATAGATCAATGCTTGCATCCGATTCAAGCTTATGGAAAAAGTCTTTTATGCCATTCAGAACCGCACAAGAGGCACAATTCAATATATTAAAGAGAGCAAATATTAGATTGTCAAGAGGCGACATATCAAAGAGTGAATATGTATCTGAGATTAAAGCGGTTGGAGAGTCTGTCTTTGCCGTGTCTGCTTGGAAGACATTATGGAGAGTTGCAAGAAATTCTGCTGTCGCTGCCACTGGGATTGGCGCCTATATGGGGTTCGGTACTCCGGAAAATAAATATGAAGACAACGTAGTCTCAGATACCACCAAGGCATTCGGTAAATCGGCACTTGGGTTGCTGCCTGGTGGGACCCCATTAGCTACGGCTATTGAGAAATTGGCGGAAAAGGCATTCGGAAATGGGTACTCTGCGAACGCACCAACAGACGTAATATCTTCGGTTATCAACACGACGTTCGAGGCCACGGGAACAATAGCGAAATGGTACGACCTTGCGGCAAAGTCACTTGTCAAAAGAGGCGTAGACGAGAATGGAATACCGCTTGACATAAAAGATGAGTTTCTTGGCACGGAAATAAAAAAAGGAGATAGGGATTTGTTTGCCAAGGGCGTTAAAGACCTTCTAGTAGTGCTTCGCGGGGCTGGGATTGTAACTGGCTTAGCAGTGGGTCCATTGGACGAATGGGCGATTCCACTGACAAAATCCAGCAAACACAAGTTGGTTAGGAATATCGAGATGAACGAAGCGCATGATGTTCCTCGTATGCAACAACTTATGGACAAATTCCTAACAAGGTTTAATAAGTTGGCCAACAAGACTGGCAAGCAGGGGTTGTCGGGCAAGGAGTTTGTTGAATATACCGAAATGAAGCCCGTGAAAGAGACGATAGACCTCTATGACTACGAAGAGTATAGGGGGCTGGATGGCATAATGGAAGATGTGGAAGAAACGCTGCATGGATATTACAATAACTAAGGATGTCATGTGATGGACGATCAAACAATATACAATTTACAGCTTACAACACAAAAGACTATAGCCGAGAACCATCTTGAGGTTTGTGAGCGGCTTAAGAAAGTAGAGACTAGGCTAGAGTCTGTGCCGTCCCCGTTTGCCCAACCCTGCGGATTTCTGACGGCACACGAAGACAAGCATAAGGAGAATTTGACGCTCTGGAAACGCGGGATTGTTGCGGGCATAATAACAATATTGTTCTCAATCGGGCTGAATGCTTGGACATTCCTCAAGATAATTGTTAGAGAAAATATAAAATAAGGCTTGACTTACTACAAATATAGTGTATGCTTTTAATACATCTTACAAGTATTTAGCTTATCTGCCATGCGCAGAAAAAGTCCCGGTATCGTGTAATAGCGATACCAGCCATTTTGAAAGGTAATAGTATGGTAAGGATACGAAGCAAAAACGCACGCAGGGCCGAGTTGTTCGGCAAGAAAATGACCGTCACCGACAAGATTATCCTGATACGATCTGATCCGCAAGTCCATTCGGAGATACAATTCTCCGAGCGATACGACAATATCAGCTTTTCCTTCACCACGGCTGACGGCGCAAACTGCGGGCGGTTCAAGCAAATTGCATACTCACACCCTGAACGCTGGGACACGGTTGATGTCCTAACCACCAACAGGCAAGAAGACCTTATGTGGGACGAGGCCAAAGACCTTGAGGGGGTTCCGTATGACCTTAAGGGGTTATTGTCTACAATATCCAAGTATGATTTCATACGCCCATCGGACGAGGCTATGTGGTGTTCTGAGGGTGTATGCAACGTGATATGTGCGGGCAGGGGCGACTTCCTTGCATTCCTGAAAAGCATTCACAAGGGTTACGAGCTTATCCCCTCCGAGCTTGACTACCTTGCAAGGCATTACTTCAAATAGATGTTTCATGTTCCTTTCGCCGTGGTCAGCCCCTGTCGGGCTGGCCACACATTTAAAGGAGATAAATATGATACCAGTAGGATTTTCAGGCAGAAAAGGATCTGGCAAGACAAGCATAGCGGAGTACTTAATCAACAATATAAAAGATCCTATGATAATTGGCTTTGCGAACGCGGTAAAAGAGTCGTACCTAAGTTTCTTTGGTATTAAAGGCTTAGATGTGCGTGACCTTAACAAACAAGATGTCAAAGATTCTATCGGCCCCCACGGGAAAACACACAGGCAGGCTCTGCAGGAATTTGGCGTTGCAATGCGTAAGATTGATCCCGATATATGGGTGCGGAAATGGCGGGAAACGGTAGATCTTATGTGCCGATATATCGATGTAGACACTATCCTCGTCCCCGATGTCCGATTCCCTAACGAGGTCAAGGCCATACACGACATGGGCGGCCCAGTCATACGCCTCACCCGTTGCCCACACCCAGAGGACACGCACGAATCCGAGACAGCACTGGATTACCTGATGTGCGGAGGATTTGACCTTACGATTAACAATAAAATCATTACCGAACCAGAACAAAACGAGATAGCACTTGACTACATAGGGAGATTGATATGAAGATGGCGATATTACGATACGTAGCGGCTATGTCATTCGCTTGCCTAGGAGTGTATGCTCATGGGCAAAATATGTCAGGAGTTGGCTTTTTCTGGTCACTAATAGCCACATTGATTATATTTGGAGATTGACATGCAACAGTTCTACCTAGCACACCCATCACTGATACGACAGCAGATGCGAGTCATGGAACTTCACCTTGAGTCAACATACGGGATTGACATTATAAATCCCTTCTACGACCTCAGCAGGGACGACATCAAGAAGATTGACGCAGGGCTGATTGGCAAGTATGACGTTGACCCTAGCCTTATCCTACCCCGTGACCTTGACGCAATTTACAAGGCAAAGAATGGCATCATAGCCATCATTGACGGCTCGACCTCCTACGGCACGATCATGGAGATAGTCTATGCCTACCTGTACTGCAAGCCCGTACATACCGTATGTACGAACGGGGAAGAGCGGCACCCTTGGCTTATACATCACTCAACGCAGATACTTACATCGCTAGAGGGCCTTGAGGACTGGGTTGCAAGGGAGGCGTATTGAATGGAAATTGATAAGATCCACAACATGGACTGTCTGGAATTCATGAAGACCTTGCCGGACAACTGTATCGATCTAGTTCTGACAGACCCGCCGTACGGGATAGGGGCGTACTCTAATGGCACAATGGGCGGCGGAGTTTTAGCGAAACAATCCAAGTTTGAGGCGACAGGGTGGGATTCTCAGATCCCAGATAGGGAGGTTTTTGACGAAATCTTCAGGGTGTCAAGGCACGCTATAATTTTTGGAGGGAACTACTTTGTAGACAGTCTTGCCAATAGTCCATGCTGGATTGTATGGGACAAAGATAACGGCGACAATAACTTCGCTGATTGCGAATTGGCATGGACAAACTTCAGCACAGCGGTCCGCAAGGTGACGTGGAAATGGCAAGGTATGTGGCAAGAGCAAATGGGAAGTCTGAAAGAGAAACGACAACACCCCACACAAAAGCCTGTAGGCGTAATGAGGTGGATACTGGACAATTACGCGAAACCCACTGATACAATCTTCGACCCATTCATGGGTTCTGGCACAACCGCCATAGCCTGCTACCGCACAAGACGACATTTTATCGGTTGTGAAATATCAAAGGAGTACTGCGACATAGCCGAGAAGCGTCTACAGGACGAGAAGGATAAGCTTGGATTGTTTGGGGGCGAATAAAGATGAAATTGAATGACAGGATAGAGGTTGTATGGATTGACTACGCACATACAGCCTCTTGGGTTGACGAGATCGACCTTCATCCCAAAGATATAATATGCTCTTCAATGGGCTATTTCTACGCTGAGACCAAAACGCTCTTGATTATGAGTGCCATGCGTGGGCTTAACGATACGCAGCGTGACGCAATATGGATACCGAAGGGAATGATTAAAGAGATTAGAAATTTAGGAGTGATTAAATGAGTCGAGTCATGGTAATTCCCGACATACACTTGCCGGTTGCCCACGAGATGGCACTGGATTTTTGCGTTGATGTATACAATAAATATTCATGTGACACGGTAGTTTTTATTGGAGATATAGTAGACCACCATGCTATTTCATTTCACACCAAAAATCCCAATTGTCCATCCGCAGCATACGAATACGACATGGTAAGGGAGGAATTAAACGAGTGGCGGGACACATTCCCAGACGCCACTGTAACTATTGGCAACCACGACAACAGGCCACAGCGTCTTGCCGAGGATATAGGAGTACCGGACGTTTACCTGCGGGACCTGGCAGAGGTTTGGGAAACCCCAGGCTGGAACTGGGTATACTCTACCGTGATCGATGATGCGTACTACTTTCATGGCATGGGCGGGGGCAAGACGCCGGCGATCAATAAAGCCAACACGATGGGGATGTCCGTGGTCATGGGGCACGTACATAGCGTGTCAGGCGTACACTGGGGGGCGGGACCTACAAGGAGGTGGTTTGGTATGGACGTTGGGTGTCTTATTAACAATGAGGCTTGGCAGTTCGCGTACGGCAAGCACATGACCAAGAAGCCGATCCTGTCCTGCGGGGTAGTGATTGACGGCATACCCTACCACGAAATCATGCCATGCGAGAAGTACTAATCTTTACAATATACGTCCCTGAAACGTAAACCATAAATAACAATACATGTAAATTAGTAACCTGATGCACAAAATACAAGGGTAATTACGCCCGAACGGGCATGAAATATGGTGACTTTCCCAGAAGTGCAACATTTCCTATGTAGGAAAATCGGTGTATTCAAGAATAGCCGTCACAAAAAGTCATACATATATGTGACAAAACCTTGACACTTGTACATAAGTGTATAGACTTTCGCACATTTTTAATTTTCTACTTGACAAACAATAAAACGTGGTGTATGGTTTAATCATTCAGAGACTAAGATTAGACAATTGAGTGCAGCATAACCGAAAATACAAAGCATTTTTAATAACGAAAAAAGAGCTATGATTATGAAGAGGCGACATAAAGGCACATACCGAGGTTGCAAGGGTGTCACGACTTGCATGTGCCTGCTAAGTGGACTAAAGACTAACGGCTAGGCTTCTTACACAGATCAGAACTACATAAGGTTATAATATAAAAAGCTCTAACCTTTGTTTTAACGCTGGTGGATATAGTCCATTAGGAAACTCGGTACGCCCAGATATTTTGAAAGGAAGAATAACCATGAAGCGTAAAGACTACTTAAAGCTATTTGTCAGTTATTGCAAAGCATACCACATCTACTATGCCGTGTGCGGTGATGGGGTGATTGATGATGTGTGCTTTTGTGACGAAGAAGACGAAGAGTTTTGGCCCAACATACCCTTCGGTAGCAAGGCGGCCTACGATTGGCTACTAAGGACGCACAAAGAAATACTGTTAGCACTAATTTATCAGAAATGATATATATAATAAATTTTCATAAAAAACCAAAATAGAATTTGACTTTGTATAAACCTGATGTAAACTTAATATATAAGAAGACAAGGTAGTGTCGTCAAGAAACTAGTAAAAGACAAACTTGAATCATTGAAAGGGAAATAGGATGGATATTAAAGAAGCGTACAAAGTAATGCAAGAAGCAAGTGGGATCAAGGTTGGCGACACGGTTAAGTTGCTAAGGCATTTCGGTAGGTATGAAATGGGAAGTAGTGCTATCGCTAGTAATGGAGCAGGAGCAAAGCGAACAGACGTAAACTATGTCCTTAGAAACAAATCTCAAGGGAATGTTATAGACACCAGGGATAATGATGTGACTGTAAAATTTAAAGGTGTGGGTTCTAACTGGCAATTTCCATTCTTCGCCCTTGAGGTAGTAGAATCGGCCAAAGTAATTGAGGTTCGTTATATCTGCGATGGCAAGGACGTAACAGATAAGCTATCGCACGAAACCAAGAGATCATTGAAGTAG